CCCTACTGGGGCTTGCGTCGTCGTCTTTGACCCTAAAGTCTCTGGGCCTCCTAAGTGCGTGCTGATGGAGAGGGGAGAGTAATGGCCTTTCACTCAGAGAAGGCTCTTCTCTCTCTATGTCTTCGTAGTCCTGTTGTTGTTGATGAGGCTTCTGCTGTTGGCTTGAAGCGTGACCACTTTGCCTTCCCTCTCTACAGGCTTCTATGGGAGGCATTCGTTAAAGACAGGGAGCGTGGGGTAGGCCCAGACAGAGCGACTATCTGTGACAGGTTCTCTGAGCGGATTGGGCTCAATAAGCCTTTCAGTGACTGGGCTCACTTCAACACAGTCATTGACGAGGTGGAGAGAGTCCCTGCTTTGCGTGGGAATGTAGAGCACTACGTCGAGACCATCATCGAGTCTGCTAGGCGTCAGTACATTGTTGATACAGCTAGGCGGATTATTGGGCATGAGGAGGGTGGCTCTCCCTTCTCAGACATCCTCAAGGCTAGCTCTGCCATCTCAAACGTAGCTTCGTGGACTCCTGAGGGGCGCTCAGAGCCCCGGACAGCGCACGAGATTACAAAAGACTACCTGGATGACCTTCAAGCCCAGAGAATGGGCCTGAAGACCTCTACGCTTGTTGTGACTGGCATTCAGGCTCTTGATGAGATCTTAAGAGTTCGCCCTGGGCAGATGATTATCATCGGTGGACGCCCGAAGATGGGTAAGTCTCAGCTGATGTTTACGCTTCTTGCGAACATCGCTAGGTACAACGGCGCTCCTACTACTGCGATTAGCGCTGAGATGAACGAGATGCAGATTGGGGAGCGCATTGCGACCTCTGAAGCGAGCCTGGGGATGACCGCAGAGGAGCTTGACCTTGTTCGTGACAGCGTTCTAGCCCGGTGGGAGGGCCTTCCAGTCTACTTTGACGACAAGCCTAAGAGCTTAGGCGGCGCTCTGATGTCGATTCGGACGCAGAAGAAGAAGCACAACATCTGTGCTGCTGCTGTTGACTACCTTCAGCTTCTAAAACTCCCTGAGTCAAACTCTAGAGAGCGTCAGGTTGCCGAAGCTAGCTCTGCGTTTAAGCGTCTGTCGATGGAGCTTGATATTCCTATCTTTGTCTTGGCTCAGCTGAACCGAAGTTGCGAGTACAGAGAAAACAAACGTCCGATTTTGTCTGACCTGAGAGACTCAGGTCAGATTGAACAAGACGCTGACGCTGTCTTGTTTGTTTATAGGCACTCTGTCTACTGCGAAGACCACGACACCCCGTCTGACGCTGAGATCATCGTCAGGGCGCAGCGTAACGGGCCGATTGGGACTGCTCACTGCAAGTGGGAGCCAGGAAGCGGCTGGTTTCAGGACCGATGATGGAGAGTCCGTACAGAGAGAACTTCTTATTGAGCCTCCTCACCACAGACCACGAAGCTGGCCTCTGCCGTGCCCCTCTTCTCGACCATGATGAGTGGGGCCGCTTTGCTGCGAAGGTCTACGTTGAGTCCCTGTCTTCCGATGACCCGGCTGAGCCCCAGAACACTGCTATCATTTTGTCTATGGACGCTGGTGCTAGGGGTTGGGACGACCACTGGAAGCGCTGGGGGTACAAAGCACACGACTTGGGGGACATCGACATGATGGTTGCGCTGACTGACGAGTTCACAAGCATGGTTGCCCGCATTAAGCAGAGGGAGCGGACGACTGCTGCGTCTTCTGAGTTTAGAGGCAGCTTTGAGGACTGCTTTGGGATGCCTCTTCACCTCTATTGGGATTCTCTTGATGATGCGTTCGCGGAGAGACAGGCTAGGCGATGAGAGTCTTTGCTGGGATTGACCCAGGCATGACAGGTGGGCTTGCTGTCCTAGACGAGGATGGCAAGCTCATCTCTGTTGCCGCTATCCCGCGAATGAATGGGAGCACTGGCCCTCAGGACTACCAAGCAATCAAGGTGTGGTTTTCTGAGCTTAGGCGGATGGGTGATGTCCACCTTGCTCTTGAGCGCCTTTCAGTCAGACCAGGGGAGGGAATCAAGGGTACGCTGACAGCAGGGACAAACTGGGGGTTCCTTAAAGGAATGATCGTCGCCATCGGGGCTCGGTACGTCGAGCCCACTCCTCAAGCCTGGAAAAAGACGCTGGGTCTCCCTAAACGCTCTGGCAAAGAGCGGAAGCAGGGAAAGGAAGATGCTGTGGTCCTCGCTACTCAACTCTTCCCCGGCATCGACCTGACACCAGGGCGGAAGAAGATCCCTCATGACGGAATGGCCGATGCTGTTCTCATAGCTGAATACGCAAGAAGGACTCTTAGTTAGACTTTTTAAGCTCTAGCCGGATTAGCCTCGCTAGGTTTCTTAAGTTGTCTTCATTGCTCAGGTCTGGCTTGCGGTGCTTCTTGGGTATGGGGCCTTTGTACTTAGACGACGCGGGCGGGGAAGGGAGAGACGAGCGGACAGCCTCAATCTTCCCCATGTCTCCAGGCTTGCCGTTGCCCTTTAGCTGCCTGGAGATAATAGACAGAGCTTCCTTGTAGTTGATCACAGCTGTTTCCCTCTTTCTTTCACGGTCAGCCTAACATCTGCATACCCAGACTTAGAGCACTTGAGAAGTCTCTCCTCAAAGGTAAACAGCCTGTACTTAGTCTTGAAGAGCATGGACAAGGCAGACATTAGAAGCCTTTGCTTCGAGTCCTTGTCTTTGCACTTAGGCGATATGCGTATTGTCGCTTTCACATCTGGGTGAGGCGGTTCCTCTACGCCCAACACAAAGCAAGCCCCGTCATCAATCCTGCAACCCTCGACTCTCCATCGCGGGTCGTCAAACGGGATGCAGGGAGGGGCTGCTGGGATGTGGCAGTCAGGCTCCATTACGAGCTTCGTAACCACGGGGCTTGTGGCTTGTGCCAGGAGTAGCAGGCCCCAGAAGAACATCAGACCGAAGAGTCGTCCTGTAGCTCGCGGACAGCCTTCTGGAGTCGCTTCACCTTGCGCTCGATGTCCTCTGAATCAAAGTCGTCTCCGATAACCAGGAGGCGCTTCTCAATCGACGCGATTTTGGCTCTTGTCTCTTCGAGGGATGCCTCGATCTTAGTGTAGACAGCCTGACAGGAAGGTGGGGGCGTAGAGCCAGCGCCAGCGATGTCTCTCTGCATCTCAAGCTTCTTAAGCTCAAGCTCATGCTTTTGCTCAGCGCGCTCAGAGTAGAAGGACCACGCCTTCTTGCCGCCAAGCACAGCAAGCAACGCAAGGATGACGGCTAGGACCGGGGCGTACTCACCGCCAATCTCAGCCGCTGCGTTGGTTACCTGACTAATCTCCTCCGAGACAACGACCTCAGAGGTGGTCTCTACGTCTGCTTGCTCTTCCACGGCCTTCTTCCTTTCCCAACGCTTAGCGATGGCGTCTGCCTTCTTTTCGCTAGGGGGCTCGCTGTATATCCTGACAACAGACCCGCTCTCTAAGTCGCAATTAGACAGGCTGTGGGTTTCCCCAGAAAGCCTGACGCTGCTCTCGCTAAGGAGTATTGCTCGCTTCCCTCGCTGTACAGAGCAATCAGACACGAGCAGGGGTCGCTAGTACATCCCAGACAGGGCGTCTTCCATCTTGCCCGCCATGCGAGCCTTCTTAGCCTTCTTAACAGCTTTCTTAACAGCCTTCTTCATGGGCTTAGGCATGGGCATAGGGCTAGGGCTTGCACCCACGTTCACCACAATCTTGATTCCAGGCATCTCAGGCTTTTGGTGGCCCATCTTGTCTGCCTTGCCGATGAGGCCTCGGATTCTGTCAGCCTGACCCTTGTGCTTCTTAGAAGCGGCGTCTAGCTCGTCAGAGATTTTCGCAAGCTCTTTGCCGAGACCAGCTTCTTTCAAAGCCTTCTCGACCTCTTCAACCATGTGCTTTTTGGGCATGTGCATTAGTATTTCTTCCTTCTTGACTGCGAAGCCTTAATGGCTCGCCCTTGTCGTTTGGCCTTAGATGAAGCGCCCTTGCCTGTGTAGCATTTGCCGGTAGGCCCGTACTTCTTCCCGGACCTACCGCCAGACTTGCACTTCTTTACAGGCATTAATACTTGCCGCTTCGGCCACCCGGCTTCAGCTTCTTCTTGGCAGTCTTCATCTTGCTGACAGGCTGTCGCTTGGTGGTGCGCTTCTTCGGCTTAGCCTTCACACCACTGGGCTTCTTCATCATCTTGTAACCGGGCATTTCTTACCTCTTCTTCCTTGCGGACTTAACAGCCTTAGCGGCTGCCTTCGTGTTCTTCACAAACTGCTTGCCAGCCTTCATGCCAGCGCGCTTCTTTTTACTGGTTGCAGCATACTCACTGGACGAAAGCTTTTTAATCGCCTTCTTAGGCATGTAGCGCT